GGTTCGATTTGAGACAAATCCCCCACCACCAACTGACACCCGTCAGGAGCCATGATGGCCTTGCGCAGGAACGACCCACGCTTTAGGTTCTGCATGTTGATGGCACTGCCCTTGCTGGCCGTCCACCGCCCTGAGAGGGCTCCATAATAACTAAGTGGAACAGGCAGCGGGCCGCGCTGGGAAATCTCCAAGAACCTCTGCGCCCGCGTGCGCTCAGTTGTTGACTTGACCTTGAGCCTAGCCTCGCACAGTGCAGCCACATCCTCGTTGTCACCGTTGAGCATGGCTTGGAACATGGCATCGGTCTTGGCAAAGGCGAAGTTCACGCCCTTGGGCTCAGGTGTTTTGACCGTGGGCTTTTTCTTCTTGGTCGGCGGCTCCACATTGAGGGTGCGCAGCAGCTCAGCAAATAGTTTGTTGGAAGCCAGCGTCTTGTCGGTGACGTCTAAGCGTTTAAGTAACTCCTCGCGCTTTTCCTTCTCTTCCTCCAGCGCATTGACTAGCATGAGTTTGTCCAGCAGCAGCACTGGTTCGGTGTACATCTTGAGTGTCATGTCGATGAGGCGTAGTTCCGAAGCGGGGTAGCCTTTTACTAGTCGTTCAAAGATGGCTTCGCATAAAGCCACATCGTGCTTGCAGTACTCTGCCAATTCACTTTCGATCTTCGTATCCAACTCGCTGAGTCCGTCTGTAGAGTGCACGGCACGTCCCTTTTCAGGAAGCCCGAAATCTGCTGCAAGTCGGGCGAGACTGTTGCCAACCTCCACGCCGCGAAGAGCTCGCGCCATTGATAGCGTGTCGAAGATAAAGGCTGGGGTAACTCCGTACTTCCACGAGAGTATGGATACATCGAATTGGGCGTTATGTGCAAGCACGGCGGTTCGTCCCCAGTCGATTCCAGATAGGTATTGAGGTAGGTCGTCTCCTCGAATCCATTCAGTAGGTTGTTCACTCCCATACTCATGGAAGCAGCATCCAAACGCTCTGAAAGACTTGTCACGTATGTACTCCTCGGTTGTCATCTTGGACAGCGTGTAGGTCTTACTGTTCCAGTATGTTTCAAAGTCAACAGTCAGTATGCGATCGTAGGGAGCGCTCAATTAAGTTTCTCCTTGGGCGTGCGCATTGCTGCGCTATCTGCGGCGTTGTTCAAGACGACAGCAGTAAGCAGGTCGTGGGTTTCTTCGTCGTCCATACCCATTGAGTAGACGTGCATCCCATACGCCTTTCTATCAGCTACTACGAGCACCCCGACCTGCGTCGAGTCGTCCATGAAGCAGCGCACTACCCCTTCAACACACAAGCGCAAGTAGCGCTTGGCTTCATCGGGCAGTGTTTCAATTAGTTTGTTTAGTGTTTCTGCGTCCAGTGGTTTGTCATTCATTCAGCAGCTCCTTGAGTTTGGTTAGGTTGTCTTCGTTAATCACGAGGGCGATGCCCCCGGCTTGTTGTATGCGCGCAAGCTCACGATCTTGCAATGCAGTTGTCTTTCCTTTGCCTGCCTTGCACTCGATACCAAAGAACCGGCCATCTGTTCTGCACCCTACGATGTCCGGTATCCCTGCACGCCCAAACCCATTAGCCGGTGGCATGAAGTGGTAGTACCCCAAAGCGGTTAGGGTGACCCGCACTTTTGCTTTGACCTTGGATTCGGGCGTGGCCATGTCACTTGCTCCCTTCAACCATTGCCTTGCGCGCTGCTTCCAGCGCAGCCTTGGCGTCAAGTTTAAGATGCTCATTTTCTTCTTGCATTTCCTGCATACGGATGTACGCTTCGGTCGCAAAATCCGCTAGGTTCTTGTTGCTCCATGCGGCGAAGTTAGGTAGGTCTTTGGGTTGGTTCATTACTCTTCTCCAAATGGTTTGGGGCAGTTTTCTGGAGGCACTATAACGCACCATACTGCGCTCCACTTACCCGGCCCCCGGCCCACTTTGGGAATCCAGCGGTCGATGTAGGCATCGGGCATCTTGAGCAGGCTGCGCCCTGCGTTGGTGTAGTTCATACCGAGGTAGCTCGATATGTCCAGCAGGGTCAGGCCGTCATGGTACTTTTGCAGCAGCATGCGGATGCGGTGTTGGGGTGGTGTGTTCATAGTCCCTGTACCTCCTGTAGTTTGGCCAAGTAGTGCAAGGCCTTGGCCGCATCGTCGCTGCCTTCCTTCTTGCCTTGGCGCATACTGTATTTGATTACGTTGCCCTTGAGGAAGCCGACGAACTCGTCGTGCGTCAGCACGTACTGCATGACCTCCCACGGCTGCACGGCCATGTCCTTGTAGTGCGTGCCGCCTACTTGCATTTCATCTGCTTTCATCCATTTTTCTCCTTAAGTTTTGTTGCTGCCCATTGCGCGCCTTTGACAAACCCATCGTACTCGTCAAAGAACAACGCTTCTTCCTCAATCTCTTCCTCGGTCAAGTCACGCCAAACACGTTTGGGTTGGTCTAGCCACTCCCGCACCGCAGTGTAGAAAGGGTTGTCATCAAAGGCTGCGGTATCCACATTGGGGTACGCACGCTTATCAAACTTCTTGTCCACAGAGTAGTGCGCTATGTAGTGCGATGGCTGCAACGTATTCACCCCGGGGATGTAGCAAAAGTCTTTGGCTATCATGCGCACCTTGGCTTTCTCACACGCTGCTTGCAGCGCAAACATCCCAGCCCACCACTTGAGCTTGGGGTCGTGGGGTAGCCTGAGTATGTCAATGTGCACAGCAATCCACTCAGGAAGAATGCGTTCAATCGTACTGGCTTTACCTATGATGGGGACAAAACCGCCGTTGTAGAACCTGCCCCCATTTTGAAAGTACCGCGAAATCACATCACGGTTTTTCCCCAACGAGTGCAGGTGCCATGCTTCGTATACGTCATCTACATACAACTCATTGTCCCCGATATCCATAGGCGGTGCCTCATGCATGTGGAACATATCCCCATCAATTATCTCTAACACATCATCGGGGCTAAAGAAATCCATAGACTGATGAAGCGCTGCCTGTATGTTAAGCGGTACTTGCACGCCTTCAAAGGGAATCCCCAAATTAAAGCATTCAAAGAACGGCTTGCACATGTTGTGCGGAATGTCCATGCCCCATTGCAGCTCGGTCAGGGGCTTCTCGTCCGGCAGGTTCCTCTCAATGACTAACGCAAGCGCTTGCCACTCAGCATCATCCGCATAAACCTTCTTGTGCTGTGTCCAAAACAAATCCAGCTGCCACTTGAAATGGTCATTGTGTACTACCACGGGTATTGATATCACCAGTCTTCTCCTTTAGTTTGTCTTTGAGGGATTTGTTTTGGCGCAGCAGCTCCGCGATTACACCCAAGTGCTCACTTCTGCGGGCTTCCAGTGTGTCGATAGTGCGCACGATCAGGCGTTGGAGTTCATCCATGCGCCGCTTAACCATCTCCTTCTGGTATTCCGCATAGGCGGGGGTCACCCCCTCCACGGTAACTTTGTCAGGCGCGTGGAAGTTGTCTTTGAGTTCAAGATCGTCAACCATCTTGTCATACTGTTCAGGTGTCATTTGTTCTTCTCCTTTGGTTTAAATAGTCCCATTCCAAGGAACCCGTCTTGGAACACATCCGCAGGGCGGCATCCTAGGTATATGCCTCTGCTATCACGCGCCTTGGATATGGCGGCAACTATGTCTTTCCAATCGTCTTGGTTCATGCCGTAGTGCATGCCCGGCTGTGGCCCAAAATCAATGGGGCGCTCAGGCCACTGCGCTACCACATCAGCACGCACCAGCATGGCAAAGTTATATATCTCGGGCGTCATCTGCTTGATGCCAGCCTCCGCGCCAAGTCTGTCCAGTTTTGGTATTAGTCGTTCAGCCATTGTTTTTCTCCGTGTATTTTTTTGTATTCAATATCAAAAAGCTTGTTTAGTTCTGGTAGCAACTTTTCTAAAATCTGTTGCCGCGTGAGGATTCTTGAACTTGCTATTACTATGCCTTGCGGCTGCACTAGGATAGCTTGCGGCGGAACATAAATTTTCATCAAGGACTCTGCCCGCACAAAGGCGGGTGCTGCTGCTGCCGCAAACATAGCTCCAAGAAACCCGCGCCGGTTATTCATGTGTTCTTCTCCTTTAGTTTGTCTTCCACTAACTTCATGACAAAGCCCCTTTCGTCGCCCTCCGTTGCGTCAAGAATTTGCATTCTGTCTTTGTCTGTCAACCCAACCCAAGGGCGCTGTGGTGGGGTAGTGTTAATGTCAAAATCAACTCCAGCCCAAGTAACAGGCTCCTGCGCTGGTTGTGCCAAGGCTGCGTGCCACCCTGCCCATGCCCAATACACAGGTGTTCCTTCAATACATGGGTTAGTGCTGTCATCGTAATCACTACCCCACCAGTCATTAAACGCATCTTGCGTCAACTTGTCCTGCGCCGCTTTCTTCTTTGATTCGTAGCCTGTCATGCTTGCTTCTCCGTAAAACCGCGCCAGCATTTGTTTTGCACTGCATCAAGAAATCGTGTGTGATAAACATCATTTTTTCCGTTAGACCAACAAGACCATCTTGACCCATTCCATGTAGCGTACATGGGTGCATCCTTTTTTTGTCTATTTGCAAATCTAATTTCGTACACGCCCTTATGCACAGGCTTGATGTGCGGCGGGAACCAGTCTGTCATTTTGCTCATTGAAGCACCTCTGCTGCTTTGAGTTCGCCTGTCTCTCCGTCAAAGGTGAGCTTGAGATTTTCTGCCCAAAATTGGCGCTCAGTAATCGGCCCCATGCCTTCAGTTTCGGCACAAACATACCTAACGACATCAGGCTTCGGCTGCGCGGGCTTGATTCGGTAGTCTCCATCCCAATCCCAACAAGGCGAGGTGTATGGCCCCCAAACTGAAGACCCTGAAGGCAAAAATTCAATTTCAGCCCCATCGGCCCATGCCTTGATAAGGGCTGCGTGTTTATGTGGTTTGTTCATACTTCACCTCTTGCGTAAACAATCTGCCTAAAATTTTCAATCCAAAAAGCAGCGGGTTTATTTTGCAGTAGGGGGTTGTCCTCTACTGGGCGCAGTTCTTCTATTGACTTCATAATGGCATCACGCTCATGCGCTGCTACCAAGGCGGAGAACTTTTGTAGTTCATCCCAGTGCCATTCAACGCCGCCACTCCATGCGGGTTCACCATTGGCTTGCTTTGCTAGTTCAATGATGTTCATTCCTCGTCCCTCTCATCGTCAATGCTGTCGTTAATTAACTGTTGCTTGACCAACTCCAAGCAACCCAGTACCGTGGGTACATAGAGGGACTCGTCATAGCAGTGAATTAGTATGAGCAGTTCTTCAACCAAACCCTGTGCTAATTTTCCTTGATCTAATTTCATTTAGCCACCACCGATCCGACAATCATCCACAGGCCCAGCACGATAGCTGCCAGTGCAATCAGACCCTTGACCTGCTGCCCAATAAATTCCCAAGAGTCATGCGACTCCTCTTCGGGTTCGTATGTTGTGTAGGCTTTGTCTATATCTTTCATTTGATTTTTCCTTCAAGCATTTCGTTTACTAACTCGTGGCACAGTTCCTTGAACCTTGGCGTGTATGTCTTCTTGCCGTTTTCGTACCGCGCAATTTCCTCGCCGTCTTTGAAGTACACCAGCACTGCCTTACTGCTCACATAGCCGTTATAGGTGTGGAAATCAGGTATGTAATGGTCAAACGATTGCAGTATGAGCTTGCGGTTTTTGTTTATCTCGCTTCTGTCCGTGCTTCCACCAACTATTTCTCTGTCGATGGCTCGGCCCATAGCTTCATGCAGTTCTTCGCGGGTCATTGCTTGTACTCCTTGATGCGGGCATTCAAGCGCTCGATGCGGTTCATGTTCAGCTCCAGCACAGCCTGCGAATACTCAACTGCGCCTTCGGCCTCCAGCCGGTCAAGGTGGGCCTGCGCCAGCTCTTTGCTGATGACCTCCAGTGGGGACGGCTCGCTCAAGTGACGCTTTAGGAATTCGATGAAGTTCATTGTGCGCCTCCTTATTTGAATAGGTTGTTCAGCGCATCGCGCAACTCTTTGGCCTGCATGATGGTCAGGTTCTTGAGGATGTTGTCCACGCTGAAGTTCGTGGTGATGATGGCGCTGCGTTGCATGACCTGCGCCAGTGGTTGTGGATTTTTTAGCGCGGCGATGCCTTCACTCTGCTTTTCTTTGGCTATCGGGGCTGGCTTATTGGCCTTGGCCACAGCTCTCTTAGCTGCTTTGGTGGCCCTGCGTGCAGCCTTGAGTTCGCTTGGTTTAACGGCGCGGTACACCGCTTCGACTGCACGGATTTTGCCGTCCTCGTCTTTGGTCAAGCGCCCTACCTTGAGCATCTGATACATCAGGGATGATACTGACGATGGTTTGAACCCATACAAGCGTTGCAGTTCATCGGTTAGCTGCGGCACTGTTTTGTTGGGGTTAGCTACGATGTGGTTGTAAGTATCTGAAGTTACATGGGGTGGTTTTGCAGTCACGGTTTTCTCCTTGGGTTGGTTGATTACTTGCTCGTCTTTGTCCCACTCGTTGAGGACTTTACTTAACTCACTTTTTAGGTCTGGCATTGACTTCTCCTGTGAAAATGTTGTGTCTGGACTTTATCTCAGTTCCCCAAGAATTGTCCAGCACTTGACAAAAAAATATTAATCGGTTGTTTATTTCCGATAGGGTTTTTCTCTGAGCCACTTCGTAGCGACCCACTTAACTCCTTTCTTTACTGGCTCCCCACCATGAAATGATTTGCTCGTGGCATCCGGCGTGGGGTATCGGAACCATAGCGCGTTGCCCTCCCTTGCAGGCACAGTCATACCCCCATCAGGGAACACCGTGCCGCCGCCTTCTTCGGGCGTGTTTAGGTACAGCAGCACGGTGTCTGTGCGCTGCCCTGCCTCACCTATGTGCCGGTCAAAGCCGGGCTTGTCCTTGTCAAAGTAGTCGTTGTGCGGGCGGTACTCTTGGCCCACCTCGTAGCGCAGCACCTGCAAGCCCTCACCATGCTCAAGCGGTACGCCGGTCAACTCCTCTATGCGCTTTTCTATCTCTGCTATCAACGGCGTCTCGCCTCGCTTAAAGAACATCCCCCAGCTTGTACGCTGCGGATTAACCGCATCTGCACCTGTGCCCGCGTCAATGACAGTGGACTGCACCAATTTAGGCTGAGCCAATGCGATCAACTGCGCGCACTCGTCTTTGGTCATGAACCCATCGTGCAGGGATAGCTTGGGTGATTCTGCGGCCAGCAGTATGGGGAACGTACGCTTGGGCTTGACCTCTTCCATCGTCCAGTGAAAAAACACAAACACCGCACGTTGATCCTCCCCACAGAGCAAGTCCTCGCGCCAGTGCGGATGCTTGCGCCCCTCTACGAACGCGCCATGGCCTACCGGCAACACCACAGATATGGCATCCTTCTTGTAGTGCTCATTGTCATCGCCTGACTTCCACTCCCCCTTGTGCTCCAGCTTGCTTATGTTCAGCGGCCAAAAGAGATTGTGGTTGTCCTCAATGCACACGCTCAACGTCAAGTCCAAGCCTGTCCTGTCCACGTGGATACCCAGCTTGCCGTGGCGTAGGTACTCGCGTGTGTACGTGTTTGCAAACTTTATGTGTGGGTATATTCCTTGCAGTTTTTTGGTCAGCCTGTCCGCGAACGGCAGCGTCACTGGTAGGTTGTATGCCCCAAAGCTGTTTGCGTACACTTTCGGGTCATTCTGACCCTCTTGTCGTTTATCATCAACGGCATCAAACGCATTGACAATTGTTGCGCACTCATCGGGCATGAGGAAATGCCCGCACAAAGCCTGTATGTCCATAGGGAAACTCCTTAAAAAATTTATTCTACGCCTCGGGCAGACTGACACC